GATTAGATGTCCAGTAACAGGAAAACCTGTTCCTACTGGTATGAACGTGGACATAAATTCTTTCAAATCATTGGAATTTCCACGCAATACGTTTAGTCCCTGCCCAGCATGTGGGCAGAGTCATTCCTGGGAGAAAAAGGATGCATTTCTTGAGCCTGATGAAAAGGTATCTTAACCGCCTCCTGCCAGGGTGAGGCACCAGGTCCGACTACTGGAACGAGCTGCGGCGTTAGTCTGGCGGCAAAGGCGAGTAGACGGCCACCCCCAGGCGATCCTAGGGCGGCCCCCCACTCTGAACCCTTCAGAACCAGCGGGGATCTCAGGATAGGAACGTCCCGCCCCCAAGATCAAAGGGCTGGGCTCTTGGGGCTCACCAGCCCGACAAGCGAGGCGAAGGGGCTCACCGTGAGCATGGCTTCCAACGTGGATAGGGTGAAGACCCGTCCATCCGTGTCCCGCACGACAGGCCCCAGCGTATCGTTCACCCGAGCCCAGCCGATCCCACCCAGGACCGCGACCAGCGGGATCCCACCCAGGCGCACCGACTCGTTCTTCAGGGTCCCGAACCGGAGCGCCTTGTCCCGCGCTGTCCCGCCATCGTTGGCTCCCTTGCACTCCAGGAGCCCGCGTAGATGATCCGCCTTATCGAAGACCACGAAATCCGGCGCGGGCGTCACCCGGACCTCAAACCTTTCCGCGATTTCCTGCTGGTTGTGGCTTCCAGTCCGGATGTAAGGAATCCCATGAGCTTTGAAAAGCGCTTCGACTGCATCCTCGATCAGGTTCCCCCGCATGCCAGAGGTAGCGTCAAGGAGTTGCCGAAAGGCCCCTCCGTAGTGCCTCTGGTGCAGGAATAGGGAGAAGGGTACCTTGTCGGCGGCGAACTGCTGAACCGTTGCCCAGCCAAACTCTGTATCTGGCTTGGACTGTTTGGAAAACAATCCCCTGCCGGGCTCTCCGAAAAGCGAACCGCTCATGATCTGTGTGATGGTCTTCGCGGTAACTTCGGCTTGATCGGGGCTAACTGCGCCCTCCCCCTTCTCCATGGCGACAACTTTTGCTGGACTAATCGGAGTCAAGCCCGCTGGTTCACCTGAGAGGCTTGTGGAATATGCGAATTCATTGCGGGTCAGACCCAGGATGGTTCGGAAGGTTAGAAGCGTCCGGGGGCTCTCCATGATGATTCGGACCAAATCTTCCTCCGTCACCAAGTGGAAGCCCTTGGATAGTGATTCGGCCTCCCTATAATTCGCCTCGAAATACTCTCGGCTGTATTCCTCCTTCTCGTGGACGTAAGCGTAATCCGGAGCCAAATGAGGCACGTAGAGTAACCGGGCGATGGCGGCATGGATCCCCGGTTGATCTTCAGTGCCGTGGCGTTGGGGAATCAGTCGGATTTGAGCGATCCTCTGGTCCCAAGTGGAGGCATCCACAATGGCCTGGATCGTCTCTTCGATAGTCGGCACTGGTCAGCCTGCGAACAAGGAGCCAGGAATATCAGAGGCCTGGTCTTCAGCGATGCGCCGCCGCGCCTCCCGGACGAAATCCTCATGGATTTCAAATCCCCCGGCCTTTCGGCCCAGCCGGCGGGCAACAACCACGGTTGTCCCGCTCCCGGCGAAGGGATCAATAACCACGCCCCCTTCCGGGCTGGCGACCCGAATGAAGAACTCCGCCAAGCCCTCCGGCATGGCCGCCGTGTGCGCCACCCCCCGGAACTGGTTATAAGTTTGGGGCACCGAGACCACGTTCCCAGGATCCGCGCCCCCAAGGAGATAGGTCTTCGTGCGATCACGCCCGAAGCCCGCCTCCGTGTTGCGCCTGCCTAGTTTGTCCTGTGCCCGGCGGGCGATCTCCGCCGCGTCCGCCTTGTATGGCACTCGCACGTCATCAAGGTTGAAATGCGGCTTAAGGCCCCGGGCGAAATGGTAGACGTACTCGAAGCTGTCCTTGGTCCGGGGGCCGAATTTCCCCGGAACGGCGTTCGGCTTGGCCCAGATGTATGTCTCGATCCAGCGCCACCCCATATGCTGGAGGGCTAACACTAGGTCATAGACGTAGGGATGGCGCTGGCCTTTTAAAGGACCAGTCTTGGCCACCCGGTTCTTGATATTGATTATCAGGCTTCCGTTCTCGCTGGTCGCGTCGTACATGGCGCGGGCGAAGGGGAGGAACCAGTCCACGTAATTGTCCGGTTGGATCGGGGAGTAATCTCGCGCGTCCGCGTAGGGTGGCGAGGTAAAGAACAGATCCACGCCTCCCCTCGGGAGACGCACCATCCACTCCAAGCTGTCCCCCTGGGTGATCCCTTCGGCGAGGACCTGAGTGAGCACCTTCCCCCGAGCCAAAGCGTCTTCTGCCTGGGTGGGGAGGGCGGCGGCATTCTTCGTGGTCATCCGGCGCTCCTGAGCCTAAATCTGGGTTGACTGTATCCTAGATCAATTCCTAGGGTTTTTGTAACCCGACTGCTTATTCCTTATTTGCCGGCAGTTGAGGGAGGTCCAGGAACCAGTGAACGACATCCCAGGTTGGCGGGGCGGCCGTGGGCAGCGGCCTTGTCGATGTATCGACTCATCTAGCCCAGCCAAGGGGTTCAGCTCAGACCTGCGGGGACGCCAGGAGCGGACAGACTGGCGCCGCATTTTGCGTGATCACTTCAATGTGCAACTCGGCTTGGGCCGGTGTGTCGAAGTCATGCCGTACGCACTTCACTTTAAATTTGATCCGGTCAAACACCATATCGGAGGACTCAAACGTGTCGGTTCCCGCTGCGTCGCTGCGAGTGGTCTCCTCACCGGCCGCCATGCGCTTGCAGACTTCGCGCACGATGTGGGAACCATACATTCGCACCAGAGAAGCAACGTCGCGGGCTTCTAGCATTCCTTCGAGTGCATTGAGCACATTGGCTGCGAAGTCCGCCTGCATCGCCTTGATATCACGCTCAACAGATAAATGATCGCCTCGCCCGACAAAGCGATGGTCGGTGATGCGCTTGGCTAAGACTTGGCCCGCCAGCTCGCGCAGGGAGAGCGCTTGGCGGGGATCATTGAGGCAGGCTTGAATCGCCTCCTCACGGTTGCGCCCGGGGTAGAGGCCGAACTCCCGGTACTGGTCCGGGTCCTGGTAGGTCACTAAGTACATTCTCTCGTCGACGTTCATGACGAATCTCCTGTGGATGAATCGTGGGTTGGGTTGGGTTATTTGGCGGCGGGCACGTTGAAGCCCGGCATGATCGGCACTGGGGGCAGCTCGCCACGCTCTTGGGCCGCCTTCCTGGCCAGGGCTTCGGCCGTCTCCTTGCGGATGCGTGCACGCTCGGCCTTGGTTTTCAGCATCGCCATGCGCGCTTCCCGGAGAAGCTGGGCAGTCGGGTACTCAGGGTGCTTGGTCTTCAGCTCATCGAGCATGTACCGAAGGTATTGCTCATCGGTCATGTCGATAGGCGCGATTTCGTGCTGGTTCCGCTCCTTGCGCTCAGCGGGCGTCTCGGGACCCAGGTTGGACTTCACCAAGGCGTCACTGATCCGCTTCTCTCTTTCAGCCTGGGCCGCCTTTGCCGCTGCGAGGCGCGCCCGTGCTGTTTGCAGCACAGTCACCACAGGCATATCAGGGAAATCCTTCTGTACTAACTCGGCGGCCTTGGCAATGAAGACGCCGTCTTCGTACTCGACATCTTCAGTGGGGATGCCACACAGCGTGGCCTTGCAGCGCACGTTCATACGGACTCCTTCTTGAGCTGGGCCTCTCGGTCCTGGGTTGGGGGTGGATTCGCTAAGTCCGGAGAGGTATTCCCGAACTCAAAACTGTCCAGGGCTCGCAAGGTTTTTGCGAGGCCGGTTTCGCAGGCTCGGAGCACGAACCTGAATATCAACTGACTTGGGAGTGCGCCCAAGCTGGTACTTGCTCGCTCCAACAGGACGTGGCCGCGCTGTTGGAGCTGGGCATCAGCAGGTTTTGCTGAGTGCCCGCAGGGCGATTCTTGGCTGTGCATCACGATTCCTTTCAGATAAGCCCGAGCCAGCGCCCTTCGAGATGCCCGCCAAGAGAGCCGATTGGGATGAGCCGGAAGTCTCCTGAATAGGCCTCATCGCGGAGGTAGTTCAAGGCCTGGGTCATGCTGTCCACCTGGTCATCGTGCGGGCCGGAGGGAAACATCAGCAGCTCGTCCACGAATGCATCCAACCACGGCGCCCGCACGGGCAGGAACACCCGTCCGCACTCACACATGGGGGTGACGGCATAGACCCTTGAGAGCTTGTCCGCGTCCACCTTGATTGGCAGCACAGGGAGGCGGGTACTTTGCCTTAGCTCCTGGACAAGTGATTGTCCGCTAGCCTTATCCTCGATGAGCAAGGCGGAGGGGTGCCACTTCGCACACAGCTCCCCCATCATGGCCTTGAGCTGGTGGAATTCCCACTTCCCCCGGATCAGGTCCACCAGATAGAACCCCGTCTTGGTGACACCCCAGGTCGTACAGACCGAATAATCATTTTCGGCGCCAGTCTTGTAAGCAGTGTCTGCGCTAGCGATGACTTGGGAGAACTTCGGCAGCTCTATGAACCTCTGAAACCATTCACGCTGGAACAGGTTTCCCCGCTCCCGAGAGTCCCAGTTTCCGTCCAACCAGCATTTCACCAGCCAGGATGGGCCGGAGGCTCGCAGGCGGTCCACGTAACCGGGGTCCTTCTCCATCAGGATCCGGTTGTCCTGGAGCTTGCTTGGAATGAAAACGCGCATGGTGCCATCAGGAGATTGGAACGGAACACCGGGCCGGGCGGGGTCTATGTAGCGTTCTTTCAACCAGTCATGGCCACGGCCGCCGGGATTGCCAGTGAGCACGAGTCGACACGGCACGGAGTGTACTGAACGCAGGCAAGCCCGTAACATGTCGATAGCCTTGGGCGTGGCGAATGCGCCGGCTTCGTCCACAGCGATCCATGAGTAACTGTGGCCCTGGTAACGCGTGGCATCGTCGTCCGTATCAAGAAATGCCATGCGTAGGATCGCGCCGTTGCTGAAGGTCCAAGTACGATTACCGGCTCGGTAGGTTGCGCCCAATCGAGGGAATAGCTCCAGCATGCGGGCGTGGACCTCCTCCAGTTCCGGAAGTGACTTGCGGATAAATAGTCCACGGGCATGAGCGCCGTACTTGTCCGCGTGGCTAAGCCAGTCGCCGAGGGAAGCATCCGTTTTTCCACCACCCCTCGCCCCTCCGAAAAAGATGTCAGGCGCCGGGCACGAGAGAAACAAACGCTGTGGGCCAGGCTGGGGGCTCCAAATGGTTTCGTACTCAAGCGTGCTCATTACACACCTCCATTCCCAAGGCCGATTGCTCAGGAACCACGTCCAACACCTTGCCGGCCTCTGCCTGCCATGCTTCAACTGAGGCAGCTTGGGGCGGTAGTGCGACCACGAAATGGAGA